CATCTCCATCACCACCGTAGCGGTCCCGGTGCCCGAGGCTTGCATGACCAGCGCGGGTGCCGCGCGCGCAATGACGATATCGGTCGTCGGCCCCGTCGCCGTGATCGGCGCGGGTGCGAGCGTGCCGCTCGGGCAGGTCTTCGTTGCCGCGTGGGCCGGCGTCCCGACGAGGAGCACGAGCGGCAGGAGAAATTTTGCCTTCCCTGAGCGCAGTTTCGAGAGGGTTTGGGCTAACGCTGCCTGGCGTTTCGTGCGGGTTGACGCTTTCGAGCCTTCCTTTAAGACCGAGCGCGCATAGGCTTGCGTCCCCTTGCCGGCGGCTTTCGCCTTGGCCGAGAACGCCCCGGGCCGCTTAATGACTTCGCTACGGGGCTTCCCAAAAAGCGTGCCTTTCTGTGCCATGCCGTTCTCCTATCGCGGGAGCCGCGGAAGGCCGCGGAAAAGATCGGCCATAGTACGCGTCTTACCGATCCGCCCTTGCCCGAGCGGGGCCGGGGGCCGAATGCCCATCAGCGCCTTGGCCCGGTTGCGGGAATCACTATGCGGCCGCGGGGCGCCAAAGTCCGGGCCGCGGAGCCGAGACGCGAGCTCGTTGATCCCCGCATTCGGCACGCCCGCTATATAAGGAGGGGGCGGCGGCCCCCCCGGGCCGACCGGGAGCGGGGGCGGCATGGGTGGCGGGCCCATCGGTGGGGGCCCCGCCGGCGGGAGCATCCCCGGAGGAGGCGGCATCGGCGGCGCACCGGGGGGGAGGCCAGGGCCGACACCGGGCGGAGGTGCTCCCGGCGGCGGGCCGGGCATGCCGGGAGGCCCGGCAAGAGTCGCCATTGACTGCGCGAGCTTTTGCGCCTCGGCGGCAACCAGTAAACCAATATGATGATGGATATGCGTGGTCAGACTGGCGACGGCATCCTCGCTGAGCGAGCCTGACTCGAGCGCGTGCTGGTGACCCTGGACGTGCGCGGTGTGATCGTCCTGCGGGGACACCCGGAGCTCGTCAGCCCGGTTCACGCGGGCGAGCGCATTCTCCCAGCGCCAGTCATTCGGCTGGACGTCGCGGCCAGTTTTGACGACCCGGTCGGCATCGGGGAGCCCCAAGCCGACCGACCAGAAGGTCCGGAGAATGTAGGGCCAGTCGATCGTGACCCCCTGCGCGGCGAGCTGGTCGGGCGGGATTTGGCTCATCAGTGCCACGCCCTGGATCATCTGCTGCGCGCGAACCTGCTGATTCTGCGCCGTGGTCGTGCCGAGCCATTCCCACTCGTACTCGCCGACCAGATCGGCGACCGTGACTGGGTGCTCGACGAGCTCCATCCCATCTCGGCCCGCCACCTTTAAGATGATGTCGCGGTCCAAGCATTGCTGCGTCAGGATGTCCGAGCGCTCGAGGAGCGGCACCATCACCTCGTCCTCAAGGCTCTCAATCACGGCGCGGAGGTCGACGGCGCTATCGGCGAGCTGCGCGGCCAAGCCCGCAGAATCCTGCGCCCCAGTCTGCTGATTGGGCGCCATCGGCCGTGCCGGGGTCGGCGCGACCAAGGTATCGGCGAGCCCGACGTACCCTTGGACGGCGGTAAAGCCAGCGGTGGCCGCCCCTTGCGGCGGCGTGGTGAACTGCACGCCGGCGGGATTGGCGAGCCACTTGGCCCCTGGGGCCATGCGGAGACTCGTCGGATCCTGAACGGCACCAATGTCCACAACGGCAATTGGGTTGGTCGACCAGACGAATGCGTCACCCGACTGGTTGCCCAAGTCGTTCACGAAATACTGAAGGTAGTCGAAGAGCTCGCACAGCCCCCGGCCGTAGAATTCCTCGGGAATCTGCTGGAAACGGCCGACGAGCCATTGCGTACCGCCGTGCCAGAATGGCCGACGCTGCACGCGCAAGGGGACCTCGTCGGCGCCGAGCGTGACCAAATAGCGGGCCGGCTCGTCGTCCTCGAGATCGACCGTCCACATGCATTCGGTCAGGTCGAGCGGGCGGAGCGCCGCGGGCACGTTGAAATCGAGCGGGGCGGTAAACCCCTTATCCGCCAAGCGGATCGCGAGCGCGTCAAACTTCTCGGGGTTGCGACCCGCTTGTCCGCCCGTGCGGTTTTGCATCGCCTGGTCGTAGAGGGCGACCAGCTCGTCCACCCCCTCGTACACGTTGCCGCCTTTCGGATTGGACGGGTCGAGGGGCTTCGTGGCCAAGGCATAGACCCGGCTCCGCGGCACGCAGCGGTCCTCAAAGACGAGCGTGCAGTCCTCGAGGCCGGCCGCGGTCGGCGGCCAGACGTAGAATGCGAACAGGTCGACGGGCTCGAAGGTCGGGCCGAGGAAGTCGGCCACTTTCTCGACTTGCTCGATGGTCTTGCCGGATGGCTGGCCGTCGTCGTCGAGGACATCGCGGAGGACCGTTTGCTCGTGCTCGACGGCGCGCCAGACATTCCGCACCGGCGACGTACCGTACATGACGAGCTGGCGGAGCCACGGAAGCGCGTGCTTTCTCAACCTCATGTGGCGGCGCATCCAGTAAGCCGCCAATGCCTGCTTGGCGGGCACGCGGGCCTCGAAGTCTTCCCGCAGCGCCCGGCACGCAAACCAGTCTTGGTCGGGGAAGAGGTCGCGTTTGAGCCGCGTGACCCATTGCTCAATCCAGCGCCGGCCAACTGGAAAGTAGGTATTTGACCGCCCGACGTAGCCCTGGCGGTCGTGCCGGACGCTCCAGATCCGGTAGTAGCGGAGCCAGCGCTCACGGAGGACCCCATTGCGTTCCTGGCGCGTGCGACGGACGAGCGGGACGAGCTCGTTTTTGACCCGCTCGACAATGAGGGGGTCAAGGGCAAGATTCTTCGGCGCCTCGCCGCGTGCCGGCGAGAGAGTTTCGGCGGCAGCCCCGCCCGCGGCGCGTCGTGGCATCCGGGGCGGCCCGTGTAGCCGTCACCCCCCTAGGGCGTCAACGGGGGCGGCGCTTGTGCCGATCGTACCAGCGCCGAAACGCCGCCGCGTTGCAGGTGCTACAGTAGCGCCCGCGGTGCGTCCGCCGCCGCGTGCGCCAGGCGTCGAGCGGGCCGTGGCCGTGGCGGCAGAGCGGCACGTACGGGCGGTCGGTCACCACGCACAGTCGGCGCGCGCAATCCGCTGAAGCTTCTGCATCCATTCCGAGCTCGAGCCCTGGAGGTTGTCGTGTAAATACCTAGCTGCATCTACAACATCTTTGTATGGGTGAGTCGGCATCGGCTTGCCGGTCTTCTGATGCCGCGCGAAGCCCCCCGAGAACGCTGAGTGCAGGATCGGGCAGCGCGGGTCGACAATCAGCGCCGGCGACGGCACCTCCTCGCCGGGAATCCGCACGCGGCGGAGGAGGCGGTCGCGCAGATTGTTGTAGGACGTGTCGCTGCTGCGGGCGAAGGTCTGCAGGATGATCCCGTGCTTTAGGAGCACCGCGCGAATCGACCCGAGCTCCATCTCATGGAGCGCCTCCGGGTCGCCGGCGTCAAAGCAGTTGCTCCCCGGGCCAACCAGCTCAATGGTCATGGCTTTCGTGGCCTCAATCTGCGCCGTCAGGTTGGCGTGCTCGAGGACGAGCTCGGCGACAAAGCCGAGCCGGCCGTGCACGTCGAGCTGCGCAAACACGGTCACGGGACACACCTGGCCGAAGTCCCAGCCACGCAAGAGCCGTGCGGAGGGATTCACCGGAAAGGGACGGCGCATTTCCGCCGGCACGTATTCCGGCAACACGGGCTCGCCGCCGGCGAGGTCGAACGCGATTTCCATCTCGCGTTGCCAGCCGCGCGGCGGCATGCCGCGCATGGCTTCGCGCTTCCATGCCGGATCGCGCTTGGCCGGGTCGGCGGTATAGTGGACCTCGACGACGTGGACGCCGTTGCGGCTGCAGGTCCACTCCGTCACCCCCGGCATGGGCTGCTTCGCATGCTCGCGCGGGTCGCGAGCGGCGGAGCCACTTGAGCGGAGGAACGGCACGGCTCACACTCCGCGTCGGTTCAGTAGCCGAACCTGCTGCACCATCGCAGAGCGGACTTCTCGCTCTTGCGGAGTCAAGTGCGACCCAATGAAGCGTCCCACGCTCCGGGGAAGTGTCCGTCCTTCTCGTGCGTTCAGACGTCGCTGAAAGGCGGCCACCAGCTCGGCCACCTGTCGCTTAGTCACAAGGTGCGACATCACCGCATCCAGCACCCGCAATGCGCCCCGCGACTCGACAGTCCAGCGATGAAGGTCTCGACGGGTAGGCCGCCGATTATTCGTGATGAGATTCATCCTTCCACCCCAGAGTGCACATAGCCGCATGATCATCGCGGGATCGGTATTGTTTACGATCACGACGGCTCGCCAGGACGAGTCACGCCGACGGTGCAGAAGGCTCACGTATCCTTCACCATCAAGAATTCCAGCAGTCCAGCCTAGGTCAAAGTCGGTCATGCACCGACTGTAACACAGTCGTGCGCGGGGCAGCGCCACTCCGTCACGCCCGGCATCGGTTGTGCGGCGGTGCCCCGCGGATCGGGCGCGGCCCCGCGCGCACCGAGGAACGGCATCGGCTACGCGCCTTGGTCTGTGGGCTCCTCGGGCCCGACGGGCTCGGGATCCTCGAGCTTCTTCGTCTCCTCCTCGTCCTCGGGGGGCACGGGCGGCGGGGCTTCGTCCTCGGGGCGGCGCTCAGTCGTCATTGGCGCATACTCCTTACGCACGCGGCGGCGGGAACGTGTGTGCAATCGCATTGAGGAATTTTTCTCCATAGCCGGCGATCAACGAGGCCTGGTCAGTCGCATTCACGATGCGCCGCGCATTGTACCAATCCGTCAGCGTCTCGGTGAAGTAGTCGGACAGCCGCTTGCCGGTGAAATCGCCGTCATGCATGCCGCCGAAGAGGATCTGCGTCGCAATCCCCGGCTCGAGCGCCAGATCCGGCGTCTTCACCAGTGCGCCGTTCAAGTGGAGCTTCTCGTCTTGCGCGAGATAGTTGTCATACCACGTCAACTGCACGTATCCGCGGCCATAATACACCTGCCCATAGGGGCCGGCGGGCTGGCCGTACGGTTTGCCAGCGCCTTTGCCGTATTCGGCGATCGGTTGACACGTCGCGGCCGTCTCGTGCCAGGTCGTGGCGCAAATATAGGCAAAATAGCGGTCCTCATAGTCTCCCGAGCCTTCAATTCCGACCATTTCATAGTAATCGAGCAAGGAATTGAGCCCGTCGACCTGATCTTGGCTCAAAGATTGGTCAGAATCGAGGTAATAACGCACGGAATCGAAGAAATAGGTGCGATGAATCATGGAATTCCCCCCGCGACACACAGTGCGGACACCGTGTAGGTGAGCTCCGCGGTTTGCGAGAGCGTTTGCACCGCCGTCGAGGCCGCCATCCAGCCCGTTGGCGGGGTCGTCGGCCCGGAAAACAGCAGATGGATGCGGGCAATGTCGGCCGGGATGCCCCCGGCGATGGCCGGGACGACCCCACCGCCGACGAGTGCTTCCCCAGCGTCGCAACTCGCGGTCAGGGTGAGGACCGTCCCGGCCTGGACGCGACCAAAAGTGGCCGAATGCTCATGCAGCACGACCGTCCCCGTGGCCGCGCCGGTCGGCCCAGTCGGCCCGGGCGGTCCGGCAGGGCCCGGCGCACCCGGGACGCCGGCCACCCCCGGGTTTCCCGACACGCCCGGGATCCCGGGGGGGCCTGAGGGCCCATCCGGCCCCGGCGGACCGCTCGGCCCCGTCGGCCCAGTGGGCCCAGGAGGCCCCGACGACCCTGGCGAGCCCACTGCACCCGTCGGTCCTGGGGGCCCAGGCAGCTTGCAGACCTTGCGGCAGAGTGCCTGTTTCGACGGCAGGGCGGTATAGGGCGCCGTCGGGCTGGCGAGCGCGATGCCAAGCAGGAGCGCCATCATCTAGAAGGTCGCTCCGAGCCCGAAGGTCGGGATAACCCCGACGGGACGGACCCCGACGTCGGGATTGAGCGCGTAGACCCCGTTGGCAAAGAGCATGATCCGCTTCCAGACCCGCGCCCGGAGCCCAAAGGACAGATTCCATTGGTCAAGCCGCCCCGACCAGCCGACGCCAAGCAGCGGGTCGGCCACGACGCCACCCCCCGGGGTGATGACGAGGACATCAGTATCATGGGGGGCGAATGCGTTATCGAGCTGACTTGTGCCGAGAAACTCGACGATGGCCGCCAGCCGCTTCGGCCAGAGCACCGCGGAGCCCGAAAACCCATAGAGGGCCTGGGATTGCAGCGCCCGGCTGATGTTGAAGTGGAGGTCTGCATGCGCATCGACCTCGGCCTTCCCATTCCAGAGGATCCGCGAGACCGTCAGCCCGGGCGTGATCCAATACGCCCCCGTCCCGTGGAGCTCGAAGGGGTCGCCGGTCGGAAACTGGCCCTCGAGCGAGAACGCGAGCCGCCACGGTTTTGGCACCGGGAGTCGGTACTTGGCCCGCAGCGCCACGTCCCC